ATCGCATCCGAGATCAACGCAGATGGTAGGTTTGACTTAGTGATTGTCGATGAAGCCAACGCATACAAGAACCCGTCTACACGTAGATGGAAAACACTTGCATCAATCATTAAGCCCGAGACGTATCTGTGGATGATGACGGGTACGCCCGCATCGCAGTCTCCCGTCGATGCGTACGGTCTGGCCAAGCTCGTGAACCCGAACGGTGTGCCGAAGTTCTACACCGCGTGGCGCGACAAGGTCATGAACAAGATCACGCAGTTCAAGTGGGCGCCTAAGCCTGAGTCCAAGACGCTGGTACACGAGGCACTGCAGCCAGCGATCCGGTTCACCAAGGCACAGTGTTTGGATCTGCCGCCGGTACTGACAGTCACCCGTGACGTAGCGCTCTCGCCTCAACAGACGAAGTACTACAAGCTGCTCAAAGAACAGATGCTGGTGCAGGCTGCCGGCGAGACGATCAGCGCAGTGAATGCGGGCGTGATGGTCAGTAAGCTCTTGCAGGTGTCGTGCGGTGCGGCATACACCGACGACAGGGAAGTGGTTGAGTTCGACGCATCAGCACGGCTTAAAGTCTTGATGGAGGTCATCGAGGAGACCAACCGCAAGGTCATCATCTTCGCAATGTTCCGCTCTAGTATCGACACGATCACCACGTACCTGGAGAAGAACAACGTCAAGACTGCGCAGATTCACGGCGACGTGAGTGCGACCAAGCGCGGGGTGATCATCAATGACTTCCAGCACACGCCCAATGTTCAGGTCTTGGTCATGCAGCCCCAGGCTACGGCACACGGGATCACGCTGACTGCTGCCGACACGGTAGTGTTTTATGGCCCACTCATGAGCGTGGAGATGTACCTGCAATGTATTGCGCGAGCCGACCGCAAGGGGCAGAACTCCGACAAAGTGACTGTGGTGCACATTCAAAGCAGCCCTATTGAACAAAAGATGTTCAAGGCTATGGCGTCCAAGGTAAGTGACCACGCACTACTCGTTGGCATGTTCGATAGCGAGGTTAAAAATAGTTGAAAAAGAGGGCATACAAGCCGCAAAATTAGGGCTATGATTGTCAAAGGTTAGACAAATAAGACAGGTAACAGGAGAGAAAAATGAATCAAGACAACGAATCCGCCAGCATTCCTATGGACAAGCTGGCCCGGGTGTATCGCAAGATGCAGGCCCGGATTCAAGAACTGACGACGGCTTACGAGACCGAGGTCGAGACGCTCAAAGCGCAGCAAGAAGCTGTGAAGACGGCGCTCAAAGACAAGATGTTGGCTCTCGGGGTCAAGTCAGTTAGTACGGAGGAGGGCACAGTAATTCTCTCCACTAAGACCCGCTACGCGACCCAAGACTGGGATTCGTTCAAGCAGTTCGTGGTGGAGCACGATGCACTAGACCTGTTTGAGAAGCGCATTGCGCAGACCAACATGTCGACCTTCTTGAAAGAAAACCCAGGCTTAGTTCCGCCTGGGCTCAACAGCAACTCTGAATACGCGATCAGCGTAAGGAAGCCTTCAAAATGAACATGACCTTTACCTTCACCCAGCAACAAGCCCAAGTCTTGCTTAACGCCTTGGCACAACGCCCCTACGCTGAAGTCAGCGGCCTGATCGAGACTCTCGTAACCCAAGCCCGCGCTCAAGAAGAAGCCGCAGCTAACACCAAAGAGGAACAGCAATGAGCAACGTAACCGTTTTCAACCCATCTAACGTCCCCGCCTTCGCCCGTAAGGGTGAACTGTCTGACATGGCCAAGGCCCTGGCGGGCGGCGGCGCTGCTGGTGGCAAGCGTGTCTCTATCAAGGGCGGTGTGTTCCGCTTGATGTCCGGCGGCAAGGAAGTTGCCAACATCGAGGACAGGCATCTCGACATCGTGATGGTCAAGGCGGCCTCCAAGGTCAGCCGCGTTTTCTACGCAAAGAGCTATGACGCTGAGTCCGTGTCCGGCCCTGACTGCTGGTCAGCAGACGGCGACAAGCCTAGCTCCGAGGCAGCCAGCCCCCAGGCATCCCGCTGCGCTGAGTGCCCCAAGAACATCGCAGGCTCTGGCCAAGGTAACAGCCGCGCTTGCCGCTATCAACAGCGTCTGGCTGTGGTGCTTGAGAACGACATGAGCGGTGACGTGCTGCAGTTGGCTCTGCCCGCTACGTCGATCTTCGGGAAAGCCGAGGGGGATAACCGCCCGCTGCAAGAGTATGCTCGGTGGCTGGTGGCCCAAGGCATTAACCCAGAGGCAGTCGTTACCCGCATGAAGTTCGACACCAAGTCAGAGTCGCCCAAGCTGCACTTCAAAGCGATGCGCTGGCTGAGTGATGACGAGTATGAAATCGTCGAACAACAAGCGGCAACGGATGATGCAGTCAAGGCCGTCACGATGACCGTGGCGAAGATGGACGCAGCGCCTGAAGCACCTGCTGCTCTGGCCGGCAAGCCGCCCGCTAAGGTCAAGCCCGCACCCGCACCTGCTCCGGCAGTTGAGGAAGAGTCTGAGGATGAAGAAGTTGCCGCAGTTGCAGCGCCGAAAGCACGTAAGGCCAAGGCAGCACCTGCTCCGGTAGTTGAGGAGCCGGAAGAAGTTGAAGAGCCTGCTGTGCGTAAGGAAGCGCCTAAGAAGCCCGCTGTGGAAGGCAAGAGCGCCCTTGCTGACATGGTGAGCGACTGGGACGACGAGTAAGGTTTTGGGGGGAAGGAGGACTTATGGCCCTCACTTTTAAACGCTTCAAACACACGAACGCCCCCCGCCACTAGGCGCCACCATGTACCACCACAAGTTCGTTGTCCAGATAAAGGAGCAGCCGCTTTCACTCGGAACACGCCTAGCAAAGTGGGCCATATTCCTGGATGTACCAGTCACCAAGATCGCACGCGCCGTAGGATCTACGCGCCAGCCGGTCTACAACTGGATGAAAGGCGGTGAAGTATTCGTCGCCTACCGCCCTGCGGTAGAGCGGATCGTTGAAATATTACAGGCGTCGAAAACGTCTGAAGAAGCGTGGAGCAAAATATGCAAGGCATTCAACCTACATCCCTGAGTAACGAAGAATTGCTTAAGTACAGTTGGCTCACAGGTGCCGACAAGTTGCCAGCGCAGTGGGTGTCGGAGTTGATGCTCCGATTAGAGGAGTACGTCGACGCTGAAGCCAAAGACGCCGCCTCCGAATAACCCAAAAGAAAAGGCCCGTACATGAAACCGCTTGAGTTTCTAGCGGAGGTGCTTCCGTCGCCCGGTCATGGGTATTACTGTGTTGCGGAACTCAGCTCGGCTAAAAAAGAGCACGCTTTTGTAAGTGACCTGCCCGACATCCGTCCCAAGGTTAAGGCGTGGCTAGGTGCATCCAGGGACATCTACTTCGCCCTGTCTACGTTCAAAGAAAACAAAAGCCGCAAGGCAGAGAACGCGCAGTTCATCAAGTCGATCTTTATCGACATGGACGGATACACGACCAAGCGTGATGCAGCGCACGCGCTGGGGGCGTTCCTTGAAAAGACGGGCCTCGACTCTTTTGGTATTCCGTGGATGGTCAGTTCTGGTGGCGGTCTGCATTGCTACTGGCCATTGACTGAGGAAGTTGACATCACCAGTTGGAAGCCCATCGCCGAGAACTTCAAGCGCCTGTGCAAGCAGGAGGGGCTGGAGATCGACATGACGGTGACGGCTGACGCTGCGCGAGTCCTGCGCATACCGGGTACGTTCAACAACAAGGCCAAGTACGAGACACCCCGTGCGGTCAAGGTGCTGTTTGAGGGTACCGCCAAGGTGGACATCAAGCTCTTCGGGGCCACCGTGCGCTCGCTCTTGTCTTCTGAGAACGCTCCGATCAGCAACAACTTCGTGGCGACCAGTGTTGATCTGGCAGGCACACGGCCTAGCAAAGCTGCGGCTAAGCGATCGGCTGCGGCAGAGGCTTTGCTGAACAACAGCGCCACTAGGTTCGAGACGATCTGGCTCAAGTCTGAGAAGGGCGTGGGCTGCGGTCAGTTGGAGTTCTACCAGAACAACGCCAAGCAAGACGGTATGGAGCCGCTGTGGCGTGGGCTGCTGTCCTGGGCCAAGGTGTGTACGGATGCCGGGCAGTTCACCCACAAGCGCTCCGAGCTGCACCCGTATACGCCTGAGCGTATGAACCAGAAGCTCGCTGAGATCAAAGGCCCCTACGCCTGCATCAAGATGGACAGCGAGAACCCCGGTATCTGCCCGAAGTGCCCGTTCTGGGGCACCATCACCAACGCCCTGGCGCTGGGGCGGGAAGTCATCACCGACAACCGGGCCAAGGAACTGGTGATCCCGATCCACAACAGCACAGACGACGCGCCTGAGCAAAGCAAAACCCATATTGAGGATGAGTTCCACGTCGATGACGGGCTGCCGGAGAACCTCAAGACCTGCACGGTTCTGCGCCCACCACCCCCACGCGGGTTCGACTACGGCAAGCACGGAGGCGTGTACCGTAACGTCAAGGAGAAGGACGCCACAGGCGTAGAGATAAAGACGCAGATTCAGATCCTGCCGCACGACCTGTTTGTGGTGGACATGCTGCGCCAAGAGCAAGAGCACCAAGTGCATCTGATTGCCATCCGCCCCGTAGGCCCAGCGCCTGAAGGTCGTGCAGCAACGATGGAGCACCGTCAGGTCATCATGCCCAGCAAGGCGGTGGTGGCTAAAGATGAACTGCTCAAGTGCCTCGCGTCGAACAACATCTACGCATCGTTTGGTCAGGCGACAGACCCGCACCTGTACGCCTACGTTCGGGCCTGTGTAGAGAGCGCTGCGCAAGAGCGCAAGGTGGTGGACGTACCGCTGCAGTTCGGGTGGCAGAAGGATAAGTCCTTCGTCTACAACAACCGTGTCTTCAAGCCTAACGGTTCAGAGATCGTGGTGCCTATGCCCGGCATGGAGAACATCAACCGCAACACCAACAGCAAAGGATCTCTTGATAACTGGCGCAAGCCTTGGGAGTTGTTGATTGGTCGAGGCATGAACACGATGCTGGCGCTCTGCATGGACTCGTTCGGGTCTGCGCTCATGCACTTCTCCGATCACAAGGGCTTTGTGTGGCACATCGGCTCGACATCGAGCGGCACGGGCAAGTCGCTGTCCCTGAGCTTGAAGGCTGGAGTCTGGGGACATCCTGTGCACTACCGCACCGGTAAGGGTACTTCGTTCGTGGCACTGCAGCAGCGTGCGGGTCTGCTCAACAGCCTGCCTTTGTTGATCGACGAGATCACCACCAAGACTCGTAACGACACGGAGTGGGCACCTGAGCTGATTTTCGACATCTCTGAGGGCCAGGGCAAGGAGCGCATGGAGGCTGGCACGAACCGGGAACGGGTCAACAACAGCACCTGGGCGCTGACCTGCACGATGACGGCTAACACGCACATGGTTGACCTGTTGGTGGGTGGGCGCAAGCACTCCTCTCACGGTGAGCTGATGCGTATGCTGGAGTGGAACCCAACGCGAGAACTGTCGTTCGACAAGGCTGAGCGCGAGATCCTGCGTGAGTTGAGCCTGAACTACGGCGTGGCGGGTGAAGCCTGGGTGCGGTGGCTTGTGCGTAACTATGACGTGGCCAAGGAGATGTGGAGCAAGGTTCACGAGCGGCTGCGCGTGGCGATGGACTTCGCGGATGAGGAGCGGTTCTGGCATGCTGGCTGCACGTCCACTGTGACCGCCGCTATCCTGCTGGGGCCGAAGTACGCCAACATCATTGAGTCGCCTGTGGCGGCGGTGATGGACGCGCTGAAGGATCTTGTGGCCATCGCACGCTCTTCGCACAAGAAGTCTGTGCGCACGGCTGAGGATGTGCTCAACGAGTACACCCGTGAGTTCTACGGCAAGTTCGTTGTGCTGCGCTTCGACACGATGGGCCAGCTTGTCGCTGACCTGGGCAAAGACCTGCAGGGCAAGACCAGCACCAAGAACACGGTGATGGGCCGTATTGAGCATGGGACGCACCACAGCAACTACGTCGAGTACTTTGTGGAGGAGTCACTGCTGCGTCGGCACTGTTCGTCTATGAGCTTTGGCTACACGGACTTCAAGCGTCAGTTGGAGAACATGCAGAGAGGCCCCCAGCAGTTCCGCATTCAGTACCTGCGCAAAGACATGCTGGCCAAGACGGACGGCCCGGCGATGCGCGTGAAGGTGATGCAGATCAGTGTCCCGAAGGAGCTGCTGGATGGAGATGGTGCGACTTCCGTGGAGTGAAGTGTTGCCCGGGCAGGGGTTTTTTGTACCCTGCCTGGACACAGAAAAGATGCGCTTGCTCGGGTTACGAGCAGCGCTTCACCACGGTGTTGAGGCCGAGGCCACCGCAGGGGTATGCGGTGGCCGATTCGGTCTGTGGTTTTTCAGGGTGCGCTAGACATCTGCCGGATCATCGTTGCTAGCTGGATCTGCATTTCCTTGACGCGCTTGATCTGCGCTTGCTTCTGCTCTGAAGACATCCCTGGCGCCATTTCGATCTGGCGTCGCAGCGCTGCCAACTCACCCATCTGCTGCCGGAATGCTCCGCCTGTCGAGTTCAGCGCGATCTCACGGGCGTGTTTGTCAGCGAAGGCTGCGGCATCTGCTCGGTTGCCTGATTTGAGTAGGCTTTGATACGTCCCTGCCGCTTTGCGGAACTCCTCGACGTCCTTGAATGCTGCGTCCACAATGCCCCGGCCCGTAGCAGGCTGGAACAACGACCCGATAGCCGGCATCTCACTGAGCGCCCGTGCAGGTTTATCTGTCGCGTTGGGGCTGACCAATGGGCGCAGCGGGTAGTTGGCCATGCTGGCAAGCAAGATCCCCAGGCCGCCCGTGTAGCCGCGAATCAAGTGGTCAATGCTTACGGGGGAGGCCAGTCCGGTTTTACCCAAGAGCTTTGCCAGCTCCGTGGTGTTAGTGCGGAACTGCTGATCCGTGGTCAAGCCCGCTTCCCGCTGGGAAATGATGGGTGCGTCAGCGTAGAAGTTGTAGTTGGCTGCCAGCTCAATGAGGGGTTTGACGCCTGCGGGCAGACCGATTGGCTGCGACATTGCGAGCATCTTGCCGAAGGCGTCCAGGGCATCGCGTGCCTTGGTGTCACCAGCCGCCGTGTTGAAGATCATCTCGGGGATGACTTTGAACGCAAGACCGGGCTCGAACGGGATCGGGATACGCAGCGGCTCGTCAATGCCAGGGATACGCAAGAACCAAGACTGAGCACGTTCCAGCGGTGTGGCGGTCTTATACGCCTCATCATCCTGCATCAGCGCAGCGTAAGCGAAGGTCATCCCGAACATCAAGGCGCCGCGTTTCCAGAGCTTGGCGCGGGCGTCCAGCTTTTCTTGGAACGTGGTGTCGCCAGTAATAGCCGCACGGTAGACCGCATCCAGACCCTGGATCTGCGAGTTGAAGAACGGGATCATCGTGGAGAGCCAGTGCAGGCTAGCCGATGTGCCGCGACGGGAGAAGTTCATCGCCTCCGCAGCGCCGAGCACCGCTTCGAGGTGCGACATGCCCTTCTTACGGAAGTTGTTGTACAGCGCAGCACGAGTGGCGGCATCGGCCTTCAACCCCAGGGTGTCGAGCTTGGCCATGACGCCGTCGAACCCCCACCCGCTCTTACCTGCGGTCACATCCCGCAGCATGTTGGCCACGTCTTCTTGGCTTCCTGCGTAGATGTCGCTGCTGATCGCACCGGCCTGCTTAAGGCTCAAGCCTGCAGGCGTGTCGCCTTTGAAAGACTTGGCAAACTCGCGGTACGTGTCAACTACTGCCGAGAAGTCACCGCCC